GTGACGGAGCGGCATCGGGATAACGCGCGCGACATCACCACGGCCCGTAAGGCGGCAACTGCGGCGAATGTAGAAGTCTTCGAGCTCGTGAACGTGATGCAGACGCCAGCCGGTGGAAGACAGGACGTTCTTCCGGTCGTCCCGGCTGCCGAGGATCGCGGCGCATCAGCAGCCATGGACGCAGGTGGTGCGGAAGAGGCTGGCGTGGACACCACGGCTCCATCCCCTTCTGTCGCGACTGACACGTCCCCCTCAATGGGGGAGATCAGCCAGCCGGACACCTTGCGGCACATGGATGAAGTACCTCCGCCAATTGAGGGTCTTCCCGAAGATGCCTTTCGCGGCTTCGTGCCCTCCTTCGGGCGGGATTGGGATTTCGCCGGGCGCGACGAACAGCAGCCGCCGCCGGGGGATTGGCGGACATGGCTGATCATGGGCGGGCGGGGCTCCGGCAAGACCCGGGCCGGGGCCGAATGGGTTCACCGTATGGCATCAGCAGGTGCCCGGTCGGACCTGCGCATCGCGCTGGTGGCGGAAACGCTGGGTGATGCCCGCGAGGTGATGATCGACGGTGTTTCAGGCATCTGCCGGATTGCACGCAAGGATCGCCCGCAGTTCGAGGTGTCGCGCCGGCGGCTCGTCTGGCCGAACGGGGCGGTGGCGCAGATCTTTTCCTCCGAGGATCCGGAGGCGCTGCGCGGGCCGCAGTTCCATTATGCCTGGTGTGACGAGCTGGCGAAGTGGAAACATCCGGAAGACACGTTCGACATGCTGCAGTTCGGTTTGCGGCTGGGTCACGACCCGCGGCAGCTGGTGACAACGACGCCGCGGCCGGTGCCGATCCTGAAACGGCTGATCGCCGATCCCGGCACGCGGCTGGTGCGGATTTCTACGCAGGACAATGCCGGCAACCTGGCGCCGGGCTACATTTCGGCGCTGGAGGCGCGTTACGGCGGCACGCGGCTTGGACGCCAGGAACTCGGCGGCGAACTGATCGAGGATCGCGAAGACGCGCTCTGGAAGCGCGCCGATCTCGACGCCTGCCGGATCGGCTTCCATGGCGGACGGATGATCGGCGCGATCAGGCGGATCGTGGTGGCGGTGGATCCGCCGTCCGGTTCAGGCGCCGGCTCCTGCTGCGGCATTGTCGTGGCGGGGCTTGAAACAAGCGGTCGCGCCGTGGTGCTGGCCGATTGTTCGGTCGAGGGCTTGAGCCCCGCCGGCTGGGCGCTTGCAGTGGCGAAGGCCTATGGGCGCTTCCAGGCCGACCGGATNGTTGCCGAGGTAAACCAGGGCGGCGAGATGGTGGAGGCGATGCTGAAAAGCGTTGATGCCGGCCTGCCGGTGCGCATGGTGCGCGCCACGCGGGGGAAATTCCTGCGCGCCGAGCCGATTGCCGCGCTCTATGAGCAGGGGCGGGTGACGCATGCCGGACGATTTTCGGAGCTGGAGGATCAGATGTGCGACTTCGGGCCTGACGGATTGTCTTCCGGTCGCTCTCCGGATCGGCTGGACGCCCTGGTCTGGGCGTTGACGGCGCTGATGCTGGAGAACACTGCGGAGCCGCGCGTCCGAGGGATCTAACGGCGGCTCCGGAATGGCAGCCGGGTCAAGCCGGCTGCTGGATCAACGCCGGGTCGCGGGCTGCTGCGGAGCGCTCTCGCGGATTTGCTTCCACTCGGATTCGAGGCGCTCAACGATGTGCTGCGGGATCGGGTTCGAAGGGGCGGCCGGAAGTGGCTGCTGCATCATCATGATCTCCTTGTCTTCAGAAAGCCGACCAAAACGTTGCGGCCCGTCTTTGGTTCCATATCATTAGCGAAATGTAAATCAGCCGCTAAGGCTCTAAAACGATTGAAAAATTCTAAACCGATTGAAACTTTGGGACAGGGTGAAGGGGTAAGCTTAACATGGGTCTCGACCGCAACCGCTTCTTCCGGATGATCCGCCTCAGGCCTTGGAAGGGCAGGCTCAGCACCGGCCAGGTGGCAGGATTGAACGCGATCCTCGACGGCTGGGAAGGCCGCGCGCCGGACCTGCCGGCGACTGCCTTGGCCTATGTGCTGGCCACCGCCTATCATGAAACAGCCGCAACGATGCAGCCGGTGCGTGAAACGCTGGCAAAGAATGACGCGGCGGTAGTCGAGCGGCTGGAAAGGGCGTTTCGCGCCGGGCGCCTGGGCTCGGTGAAGACACCTTATTGGCGGCCGGATAGCGATGGCAAGGCATGGTTCGGCCGCGGCCTCGTGCAACTGACGCACCGGCGCAACTACGTAACCATGTCGAAGCTTGTTGGCATCGACCTGGTGGCAGATCCGGGTCGGCTTCTCGACCTGCCGGTCTCGGTGGAGGTGCTGATCGAGGGCATGCGGCATGGCACCTTTACCGGCCGCAAGCTCGGCGACTATTTCACGGCGCGAAAAAGCGACTGGATCGGCGCGCGACGCATCATCAACGGCACCGACCGGGCGGAACTGATAGCCGACCATGGCCTGGCATTTGCCGATGCTCTTGGTTGATGCGCGCTAGGGAATAACACTTCTAGACCTCGGGACATTCACATGAAACCTTTCTTCCAACCGGCCTGGTTTTCCAGGCGCGGGCGAAAAGCCGTGGCTGCAAAGGCGCCCGGCGCCACGTCGGCAGCCATGCCTGCAGAGGCGAAAATGGCGGGGACCTTGAGTTCCGGCTTTGCCATCGTCTCGGGCGAGGCGGCGGCGCAGTGGTCCGGTCGGTCCTATGCCGCGCTCGCGCGCGGTGGCTTCATGAAAAACCCGGTGGCGCATCGCGCCATGCGCATGGTGGCGGAGGCTGCAGCCTCCATTCCCTGGCTCGCTTATGACGGCGCCGAAGAGGTGCCGGACCATCCGGCGCTTGGGCTTCTGGCGCGGCCGAACGGGCGGCAAAGCGGGCCGGACTTCTTCGAGATGCTCTATGGTCACCTGCTGCTTTCCGGCAATGCCTATGTCGAGCCTCTGGCGATTGGCGGGGAACTGCGCGAGCTGCATCTGTTGCGGCCGGACCGGGTGACGGTGGTGGAAGGGCGTGACGGCTGGGTGAGCGCCTATGATTATCACGCCGGTGGCGTGAGCCGGCGTCTTGCCGCCGAGGCGGGCGAGGATGGGCGGCCGGCGGTGCTGCACCTGAAGCTTTTTCATCCGCTCGACGACCATAGCGGGTTTTCGCCGCTGGGTGCTGCAGGCGCGGCACTTGACCTGCACAATGCGGCCGCTGGCTGGAACAAGGCGTTGCTCGACAATTCCGCACGGCCTTCCGGCGCGCTGGTCTACCAGCCGAAGGAGGGTGGCAATCTTTCGGCCGACCAATACGAGCGGCTGAAGGAGGAGTTGGAGGAAGGGTATTCCGGGGCTGTCAATGCCGGGCGTCCGCTGCTCCTGGAAGGCGGTCTCGACTGGAAGGCGATGTCGCTTTCGCCCAAGGACATGGATTTCGTGGAAGCCAAGAACGGGGCGGCCCGTGACATTGCACTCGCACTCGGCGTGCCGCCGATGCTGATCGGCATCCCAGGCGACAACACCTATGCAAACTACCAGGAGGCGAACCGCGCCTTTTACCGGCTGACGGTGCTGCCGATGATCGCCCGCACCGCGGCAAGTTTTTCCGCCTGGCTTTCGGATGCCTATGGCGAGACGGTGCGGCTGGAGCCGGACCTCGACCAGGTGGCGGGGCTGGCGCTGGAGCGTGAGGCGCTATGGGCGAGGGTGGGGGCGGCAGGCTTCCTGACAGACGAGGAAAAGCGGGAAGCTGTTGGCTATTGATGAAAGGCCGGTCGAGGCATAGGTTTGTAATACGGCGGCGTATTACAATGGAGGCTCCGATGAGCGACAAGCCCGTGCTGTCCGATCCGATCACGTTACGCATTCCGCAGGATATTCTTCAAGACATCCAGAAGATTGCCGAGACAGCGGACCGAAGCCGCTCCTGGGTGATCGTGCGGGCCCTGAAATATTACCTGATGGCGGAGGGCAACGAGATCCTGCAGATCCGCGAGGGCGAGGAGCAGATCGCGCGCGGCGAGTTCGTTGATGCCGAAGAGGCGTTCGCCGAACTTATCGGTGAGACGAAGATCGACGCCGCCTGATGCGGATCAAGCTCTCCAAGGATGCGCTACTCTTCCTGAAACGGGAGCAACGTTACCTTGAGCACTTCAACCCTCGGGCCGCACAGGCGGTGATGCTGCAGTTGAGGAAGTCGCTGCGGTTTCTTTCCGAGCAGCCGCGTGCGGGTGAGGCCAATCCGGTGCTGGTGGGGCGCCGGCGTTTCGTGTCCGGCGACTATGTGATCCACTACCGGATCGAGGGGACGACGGTTGCTGTTTCGCATATCCATCACGGACGGCAGATCGTTCCGGAACTGGGAAAAGATCCTGATCTCTGAGGCATGGCCTCGTTGAATCAACGTGTGAAGACGCTGACTCGACCTGCGAGCAAATGCGCGCAACCGATTCAAATGAATCGGTAATTTGATACCGTAGCGACAGGGCTCTGACCGCCAGCTGCCGATCTATCCGCAAATCCTAATCAAGAGAGATTAACAATGGCTGACCTCGGCAATGACCCGGGCGCCCTGTCGGGTGCCGTCGGTGGTGTGTGGGCGGCGAAGGCGATCGGGGCCGCGGCAGGCGCCGGCGTGTCGCTGATCTACCTCCTGCCGCAAAGCCGCCGCGAGGCCGCGAGCCGGTTCCTGACCGGCATGAGCTGCGGGCTGATCTTTGGCGGGCCGACGGGCATCTGGCTCGTCGACTGGCTGGGGATTTCGGGCCAGGTGTCGCGGCTTGAGACCACGCTGACAGGGGCGGCGGCGGCGAGCCTGAGCGCCTGGTGGGTGCTCGGGGCGCTCGCCCGGCTTGCTGACCGGTACGGTGACCGCGCCAGCCGCGGCTGAACAACTTCCAAGGACATTGCAGGGAGAATGCCAATGCACGCTTACCGCGGGCCTCGCCCGCATGCGCGCCCGATTTTGCGCCCCAACGCGCGAAAATTTGCCAACCTGGAACTCGCCGGCATCACCGGCGACGGGACCTTCAGCGGTTATGCCAGCGTCTTTGGCGAGGTGGATCTGGGCAAGGACCGGATCGAGCGCGGCGCTTTCCTCAATTCGCTGGCGGAGCGGGGTGCGCCGGGCGTGCGCATGCTTTTCCAGCACGACCCCAACGAACCGATCGGCGCCTGGAAGACGATCCGCGAGGATGAACGTGGGCTTTATGTCGAAGGCGTGCTGTCGCCAGGCGTTGCGCGCTCGCGCGAAGTGCTGGCGCTGATGAAATCCGGAGCGCTCGATGGCCTGTCGATCGGCTTCCGGACGGTGCGTGCCCGCACCGACGCCAAGACGGGCGTGCGCCGCATCCTGGAGGCAGACCTCTGGGAGATCTCGGTGGTGACCTTCCCGATGCTGCCTTCGGCGCGTGTCTCCAACGTCAAGCATGCGCGCTTTTTCCGCGACCGGGAAACCGAGCTTGTCCGCCAGATGCGGCGGGCAGCGAAGATGATGATGATGAGCTCAACCTTCAAAGGAAAGACGATATGACGATTGTGCCCAGTGCAGAGCCCAATGCAGAGCCAAGTGCAGCCCCGGAAGTGAAGGCGGTGCCGGAAACCGTGACCGCCGCCTTCGACGAATTCATGGAGGCGTTCGAAGCCTTCAAGGAGGTCAATGACCGCCGGCTTGGCGAGATCGAACAGAAGCTGACTGCCGACGTGGTGACGCGCGACAAGATGGACCGCATCAACCGCGCCATGGACGACCAGAAGAAGGTGCTCGACCAACTGCTTTTGAAGAAGGCGCGGCCGCAGCTGGGCTCCGGCGGCGGACATGGCCGCGGGCCTGAGCTTTCGCCGGAGGCGGCCGAACACAAGGCGGCCTTTGACGCCTATGTACGGCGTGGCGAGGAGGCGGGCCTGCGCGAGCTGGAGGCCAAGGCTTTCTCTTCGACGACGGGTGCTGATGGCGGCTATCTGGTCCCGCCGGAAACCGACACGGAGATCGGCCGGCGCATTGCGGTCGTTTCGCCAATGCGCGCGCTTTCCACGGTGCGTACCGTGTCTTCGGCGGTGCTGAAGAAGCCGTTTGCGACCTCCGGCCTTTCCACCGGCTGGGTGGCGGAAACCGCGGCCCGTCCGCAGACGAACACGCCACAGCTCGCCGAGCTTTCCTTCCCGACGATGGAGCTTTACGCCATGCCGGCGGCGACGCAGGCGCTGCTGGACGACTCGGCGGTCGACATCGAGGCTTGGATGGCGGGCGAGGTGGACCTTGTGTTTGCCGAACAGGAAGGCGATGCCTTCATTCGCGGCGATGGCGTCAACAAGCCGAAGGGTTTTCTGTCCTACACGACCGTGGCCGACGCCTCCTGGACCTGGGGCAATATCGGCTATGTCGCGACCGGCAGTGCCGGCGCCTGGAAGACCTCCGGTCCTTCCGACACGCTGGTCGACCTCGTTTATGCGCTGAAGGCCGGGCATCGCCAGAACGGCACCTTCATGATGAACCGCAAGACGCAAGGCGACATCCGCAAGTTCAAGGACGCGGACGGCAACTACCTGTGGAGGCCGCCGGCAAGTGCGGGCCAGCCGGCTTCCCTGATGGGTTACCCGATCGCGGAAGCCGAAGAGATGCCGGATGTGGCAGCCAACTCGTTGTCGGTGGCGTTCGGTGACTTCCGGTCCGGTTACCTCGTGGTCGACCGCGCCGGGGTGCGCATCCTGCGCGATCCGTATTCGGCCAAGCCTTATGTGCTGTTCTATACGACCAAGCGCGTCGGCGGCGGGGTGCAGAACTTCGAGGCGATCAAGCTGGTGAAGTTCGCCGCGAGCTGAGGCCCCCAGCGCGACTCCCTCACCAACAATCTACGACTTAGCCAAGGCCAAGATCGTGACCGCCGTCGCGCGGGACGCGCTCCGGCCTTCGATCGTTGAGATCGACTTCATCGATTTCTGGCTTGAAGCCACCACTCCGAAGCCTCTCCCACCAAGGGAGAGGTTGGCCGCCGAGGTCGCCGCACCGCTCCTCTCCCCATGTGGGAGGGGAAGCAATTCCGGCATCTTAGCTTCAGCCAAGTGCCAGAAATTGCCGGTGAGGCGATCTTACCCGCTCCTTGTTCCCCAGGACCTTTCCATGACCTATGCACAAACCAATCCGCCGGTGGCGGAGCCGCTGACGCTTGCCGAGGTCAAGGCGCATCTGCGCCTTGACGGGACGGACGAGGATGCGCTGCTGGCATCGCTGATCCGCACGGCGCGCGAGCACCTGGAGCGGGAAACCGGGCTCTGCCTGATCGCACAGGGCTGGCGGTTTTATCTCGACGGCTGGCCCAAGGACGGGGTGATTCCGATCCTGAAGTCTCCGGTGCAAGCGATTCAATCTGTTACGGTTTATGATGCCGACGGCGCTCCGGTTGAAGTTTCACTGGAAGATCATCTGCTTGACGGGCAGGCGCGGCCAGCCCGCCTTTGGCTGCGGCATCCGCCGGCGCCGGGCCAGGTGCTGAACGGCATCGAGATCGATTTTTCCGCCGGCTTCGGCGAGGCGGCGACGGATGTGCCCGATACGCTGAAACGGGCGATGACGATCCATGTGGCGCATATGTTTGCGTTTCGCGGCGTGCTCTCGGCGGACCAGCAGCCGGCAGGTGTACCAGACGGCTACGAGCGGCTGATCGCACCGTTCCGGATGCGGAGGCTCTGATGGTGGTCTTCTTTGATCCGGGGCAGCTGACCGCGAGGCTGAGCCTGGAGACGGTGACCGCCACGCCGGACGGACAGGGCGGGGCAACCACGACCTGGACCGAAACGGCCTCGCTTTGGGCGCGGATCGAGCCGGTGTCGTTCCAGCTACGGCAGGACGCGGGTGCCGAGACGGGCACGATCACGCACCGGGTTTGGATGCGGTTTCGCCAGGACATCCAGGCCGGGCAGCGGCTGCGCAAGGGCGAACGGGTGTTCGTGGTGAAGCTGGTGCGCGATCCGGATGAGACGCAGCGCTATCTCGTTTGCCAGTGCGAGGAGAAGGCCCGATGACTGCGATCAACGCGCTCCTGGCGGCAATTCACCAGACGCTTTCGAGTGATCCGGCGGTGACGGCGCTGGTCGGCACGGATGGTATTCGCGACCGGTTGCTGCCGCGCCCGCAACTGCCCTGCATCCTCTTCGGCACGACGGAAACGCGAGATTATTCGACGGGTAGCGAACCCGGCGAAGAACATTTCGTGACGCTGGAGATCTGGTCCGACGGCGAAGGTCGGCGAGAGGCACATGAACTGGCGGGCGCGGTGAAGGCTGCGCTGCATGATGCGGCCCTGGCGGTGGAGGGCGCCTCGCTGGTGAGTCTGATGATGATCGGATCGCGCACGCGCCGGGAGCCGAAAACCAAGCTGACGCTGGCGGAACTGCGGTTCCGTGCGGTGACGGAATAGCGCGGGCAGCAGAGCTTTTCAAAGGAGTGGGACATGGTGGCGCAGAAGGGCAAGGACCTTCTTCTGAAGATCGACAATGGCGGGAGCTTCGTGACCGTGGCGGGGCTGCGCTCCAAGCGGCTCGCCTTCAACGCCGAGACCGTTGACGTGACCGATGCGGAAAGCGCTGGCCGCTGGCGTGAGCTGCTTGGCGGGGCGGGGGTGCAGCGGGCATCCCTGACGGGAGCCGGCATCTTCAAGGATGCGGCAAGCGACGCGCTGGTGCGCAGCGCCTTCTTTGCGAGCAGCATCCTGTCCTGGCAGGTGATGATCCCGGCCTTCGGTACGATCACCGGCGCCTTCCAGGTGACGGCGCTTGAATATTCCGGCGAGCACAATGGCGAGATCCGCTTCGAGATCGCTCTCGAATCGGCGGGTGCGCTGAGCTTCGGAGCACTCTGACCATGGCGGCGGCGAGGGCAAACCGCAGGCGCGGCGAAGTGGAAGCGATGATCGATGGTGAGCGGCGGATCCTCTGTTTGACGCTGGGGGCGTTGGCGGAGCTGGAGACGGCTTTCGCGGTGACGGACCTTCACGGGCTGGCGGAGAGGTTTTCATCCGGCCGGTTGAAGGCGGCCGACATGATCCGGCTGATCGGTGCCGGGTTGCGAGGCGGCGGAAATCTTTTCTCCGATGACGAGGTGGCGGGCCTGAGCGTCGAGGGTGGCGTGGCAGGCTGCGCGCGGATCGTGGGCGACCTACTGCAGGCGACCTTTGGCGGGGCGGAAGGGACGGCGCCCGCAAACCCTTGAGAGCCGCAGCAGGTGCGGGTGCCAGCGCAACGCGGTTCCCATGGGAACGGGTGATGCATGTCGGATTGTGCCTGCTGCGGCTTTCACCACGAGATTTCTGGGGCATGACGCCGGTGGAATTCCTCGCCATGAGCGGCGGGTTGCGAGGCGGGAGTGCGCCGTTGGAGCGGGACGGGCTGGAAGCACTGATGAAGGCTTTTCCGGATGAATGAGGACAGGCGATGAACGAGGATGGCGAGACAATCTCGGAGGCTCTCTCCGGTGCGGAAGCGCTGGCCGATGTGATGGCGGATCTTGAGGCGCGTTCGCAGCGGTTTGGCGCGGCGCTGACGAATGCGTTGCGTTCTGCCACGACGGGTGGGCGCGGGCTCGACGATGTGCTGCGGGGGCTCGGCATGCGGCTGACCGACATTGCGCTTTCCGCCGGGTTGAAGCCGCTTTCCAATATGCTGGGCGATGCAATCGGCGGGCTGGTGGGATCGGCGACCCCATTCGCCGATGGCGGCGTGGTGCGTAGCCCGGCCTTCTTTTCCATGGGCGGCTCGGGCGGATTGGGGCTGATGGGCGAGGCCGGTGCAGAGGCGATCTTGCCGCTGCGGCGTGGGCCCGACGGGGCGCTGGGTGTCGCGGCCGGTGGTGGCGGGGCGGTCCCGCAGATCGTCTTCAACGTGACGGCGACGGATGCGGCGAGCTTTCGCAAGAGCGAGGGGCAGATCTCGGCCATGCTGGCGCGCAGCGTCTCGCGCGGCCGACGCGGCCTTTAGGAGGAACGGCATGAGCGGATTTCACGAGGTGCGCTTCCCGCTGCGGCTGGCGCTTGGCGCTACCGGCGGACCGGTGCGGCGCACCGACATCGTCAACCTGTCCAACGGCCGCGAACAGCGCAACCAGCGCTGGCGCAACTCGAGGCGCAGTTATGACGCCGGCTCGGGCATCAAGTCGCTCGCCGACCTTTATGCCGTACTCGAGTTTTTCGAAGCGCGCGGCGGGCAGCTTCATGCTTTCAGGTTTCGCGATCCGTTCGACTGGAAATCCTGTGCGCCGGGCGAGACCGTATCGGCGACGGACCAGGTACTGGGAGAAGGTGATGGTGAAAGGGCCGTGTTTCAACTGGTGAAGACGTATGCCGACAGCGGCGGCGGCTGGGCGCGGCGGGTTACCAAGCCGGTCAACGGGACGGTGACGGTCTCGGTGGACGGGGTCGTGAAGCCGGAAAGCGCCTTCGAAGTGGATGCCACAACGGGCATTGTCACCTTCGAGGAAGGCCACGTGCCGGCGGCAGGCGAGGCGGTTCGGGCGGGCTTTGAATTCGACGTGCCGGTGCGCTTCGACATCGACCGGATCGAGATGAACCTGGCGCATTTCGACGCCGGGCGGATCCCGACCATTCCGCTGACGGAGGTACTGGCATGAGACAGGTGCCGGCGGCCTTTGCCGCACATCTCCAATGCCAGGCGACGACGACCTGCCATTGCTGGCGCGTGACGCGTCGGGACGGCGCGGTCCTCGGCTTCACCGAGCATGACGAGGACCTCCTTTTCGACGGCACGAGCTTCCTGGCGGCCTCGGGCTTCTCGGCAAGCGAAGCGGAGGCGCAGGCCGGACTGGCGGCGAGTGCGGACGAGGTGGCCGGCGGGTTCTCCTCCGCTGCCATCGACGAGGATGACCTCGCGGCCGGGCGCTACGATGGCGCGCGGGTGGAGCTGTTTCTCGTCAACTGGAGCAACCCGACCCAGCACCTGCTGCTCAATGTTCGCGAGATCGGCGAGGTGGCGCGGGTGGGCGGGCAGTTCCGGGCCGAGCTTCGCAGCCTGGCGCATCGGCTGAGCCAGCCGCAGGGCCGGGTTTATACGCGACGTTGCGATGCGGCGCTGGGTGACGCTCGCTGCAGTGTTGATCTTGCCCTGTGGAGGGCGGAGGGGGCGGTCGTCTCCGTTGTCGACCGAAGCCATGTGGTGGTGTCGGGGCTGGAGGCCTTCGACGAGGGCTTTTTCGAAAGGGGCAGGATCAGCTTTGCGGGCGGCGTTCATGCAGACGTCGAGACGGTGGCAAAGCGGGCCGATGGTCGTGCCGAGCTGACGCTGTGGCTGCCGTTGGAGGAAGAGCTTGCACCGGGGGCCGCGTTCGAAATCACGGCCGGCTGCGACAAGAGCTATGCGACCTGCAAGGCTCGCTTTGAAAACCACTTGAACTTCCGCGGTTTCCCGCATGTGCCGGGCGCCGACTTCGCCTATTCCTATGCTGATGGGGAGCGCGTCCATGACGGCGGGCCGATCTTTCCATGAGGGCGGATGGGGCACGTATCGTGGCGCTGGCCGAGACATGGATCGGCACGCCGTACCGGCATCAGGGGGCGACCAGGGGCGTCGGTTGCGACTGCATCGGCCTGATCCGCGGCATCTGGCGCGAGCTTTATGGCGAGGAGCCGGAGCCGGTCCCGGCTTATGCCGGCGACTGGGCGGAGCGAAGCGGCGACGACCGGCTGCTGGATGCAGCGCGGCGGCTGTTTGGGCCTCCCGTGCCGGTGAGTGAGGCGACCCCGGGTGATCTCCTGTTGTTTCGATGGCGGCCGGATTGTGCGGCAAAACACGCCGGGATCCTGGCGGGGCCGCAGCATTTCATCCATGCCTACGAACAATGCGCCGTGACGCGATCGGCGCTCGTGCCGGGGTGGCGGCGGCGGATTGCAGCGGTGCACCGTTTCCCGCAGAACTTGAATAAAACGGGCTGCTGAGCTATGTTTCTGGAGTGGTGAGCGAGGTTGCAGCCTCGCCCACCGTTTTGCTACTTGGTGAAGTTTACCCGGACGGCTATTGACCAGCCCGTCCGGGTTATCCTCACCACTAGCGCAATGCTAATCGGCCTGAGCCTCATAACATCACCTCCATGTTCGAAAGCAGGGCTCCTGCCTGAGCCGGTGTAGCCTGTCTCCACCGGTGCGCCGGCTGGTACGGCGCGTTCTGCTTTTGCTTCCGAACCTTCCCACGCTAGCACAATTTTGACGGGTATCCAGTGGCATCGCTGGACGCGCCGAGGGAACTGCCATGGCCACAATTCTTTTCCAGGCTGCGGGGGCGGCGCTCGGCAGCGTGTTCGGCCCGGTGGGGGCCATCATCGGCCGTGCGGCAGGCGCGCTCGCCGGCAGCATGGTGGATCGGGCGCTGCTTGGCGGATCGCCCACTGTGTCCGGGCCGCGACTTGCCACTGCGCGCATTCCGGGTGCCGACGAGGGAACGGCGATCAACCGCGTTTATGGTACCGCGCGGGTGGGCGGCACGCTGATCTGGGCGACGCGTTTCGAAGAAGAGGTGACCCGCGAGCGCACCGGCGGCAAGGCGACGAGCGGGCCTCGGGTGGAAACCTTCCGCTACTTTGCGAACCTGGCCGTCGGGCTCTGCGAGGGCCCCATCGCCAGCGTGCGGAGGGTCTGGGCAGATGGGCGGGAACTGGATCTGACGACCGTCGAGATGCGGGTCTATCGCGGTGACGAGGAGCAATTGCCCGATCCGCTCATCGAGGCAAAGCAGGGCGAGGGCAATGCGCCGGCCTATCGGGGCCTGGCGTACGTCGTGTTCGAACGGCTGCCGCTCGACAGCTTCGGCAACCGCATTCCGCTTCTCCAGTTTGAAGTGCTGCGGCCCGTGGGGTCGCTGGAGAACCAGATCCGGGCCGTGACGATTATCCCCGGCGCGACCGAGCATGGTTATGCGACGGTTGCCGTGACGGAGAGGACGGGCCAGGGCAGCGCCAGGGTGCTGAACCGCAATGTGGTGACGGCGGGGACAGACTGGCAGGCTTCGCTCGACGAGTTGCAGGCGCTTTGCCCGAACCTGCAAAGGGTGGCGCTAGTAGTCTCGTGGTTCGGCACGGACTTGAGGGCAGGTCACTGCCGGATCGTGCCGGGCGTGGAAGTGGCGCAGCGGCGCGACGAGAGCAGACCTTGGGCCGTGGCGGGTGTATCACGGGCGGAGGCGCATCTGGTGAGCCAGAACGGCGGCCCCGCTTATGGCGGAACGCCGAGCGATGCGAGCGTGATGCAGGCAATCGCTGACCTCAAGGCGCGCGGGCTGAAGATCTACCTTTACCCCTTCGTGATGATGGACATTCCGCCGGGCAACGGGCTGCCGGATCCCTATGGCGGCGAGGAGCAGGCGGGTTATCCGTGGCGCGGGCGTATCACCTGCTTTCCCGTGTCGGGCGACGGGACGGCGGCCGTCGCGGACCAACTCGCTGCGTTCACGGATGGGGCAGAAGGGTACCGCCGCATGGTGCTGCATTATGCAGCGCTCGCGACAGCGGCTGGCGGGGTCGACGGCTTCATTATCGGTTCCGAACTGCGCGGCCTCACGCAATTGCGCGACGAGGAGAATGCCTTTCCCTTCGTGAAGGCGCTGGTGGATCTGGCGGCCGAGGTGCGGGCGGTGATGGGACCGGAGCCGAAGCTGACCTATGGTGCCGACTGGAGCGAATATTTCGGCTACCATCCGCAGGACGGTTCGGGCGACGTGTTCTTCCATCTCGATCCCCTCTGGGCTTCGCCGGACATCGATGCCGTCGGGATCGACAATTACATGCCGCTGGCGGACTGGCGTGACGAGGATCTGGGCGCAGTCAATCCCGATGGGTTTCGCGTGCCGGATGATGTCGCGGCGATGCAGGGCCAGATCAGCGCCGGCGAGGGCTTCGACTGGTATTACGCGAGCGAGGAAGCGAGGCTGAGCCGCACGCGCTCGCCGATCACCGACGGACTGGCGAACAAGCCCTGGGTGTTTCGCAACAAGGACCTGCATGGCTGGTGGTCGAACCGGCACTACGACCGGTCCGGTGGTGCCGAACATGTGGCGCCGACGGGTTGGCTGCCGGGCATGAAGCCGATCTGGTTTACCGAGCTTGGTTGCCCAGCAATCGACAAGGGCGCAAACCAGCCGAATGTCTTCGTCGATCCGAAGTCTGCCGAAAGCGCGGTGCCTTATTTTTCGAGCGGCGGCCGCAACGATGGCATGCAACGGCGTTTTCTCGAGGCGCACCACCTGTGGTGGCAGGGGGAAGATGCGCCAGCGGACATGGTGGACCCGGACCACGTTTTTGTCTGGACCTGGGATGCGCGGCCGCAGCCGGCCTTTCCGAACAATGTCGATCTGTGGGCGGACGGCGACAACTGGCAAACCGGTCACTGGCTCTCCGGGCGCCTCGGGTCAACCACGCTTGGCGATACGATTGCGGCGATCCTGCGCGAACATGGTTTTGATGATTTCGACGTGTCGCAGGTGAGTGGCGACCTGAACGGTTATGTCCAGGGCGAGGTGACTTCGGCGCGTGCGCTGCTCGAACCGCTGCTGGAGGTGTTTCAGGTGGACGTGGCCGAGGAGGCGGGGCGGCTGACTTTCCGCTCGCGGCTGAAGGCGAGCCTGGCGCCGAAGCCGGTTTCCGTGGTGGCGGATAACGAGGACGAGCCGCTCTGGTCGGAAAGCCGGGGGCATGACAGCGACTTTGCGGCAGAAGCCGTGCTGACCGCCTATAATCCGGTGCTGGACTACGAGCAGTCGAGCAGCCGCTCCCGTCGCGCCGCCGGCCCAAGCCGCCGCACGCTATCCTACGACCTGCCGGCGGTGCTGCCGGAGGACCTTTCGCTGGAAGCAGCCGAGACGCTGTTGCGCGCGCAACGCCTGGGACGGCGGACGATCAGTTTCGCCATCTCGCCGGCGGAGCTTACGCTGGAGCCCGGGGATGCGGTGCGGCTTGACCTGCCAGAGGCGGCCAATCCGGACGGGGTCTTCATCGTCGAGCGGGTCGAGGAAGCAAGTGCGCGACGCATCGAGGCGCGCCATCATGCGCCGCTTGCTCCGGTCAATCGCGGGCGACCGGTGCTCCGCCGGAATGGCGGCGGCAATGGCCCGGAGGGCTTTGCGCCGGTGCTGCATTTCCTCGACCTGCCGCGCCTCTACTCGGGGGAGGCGGCGAGCTTTGCCCGCATCGCAGGCTTCTGCCGGCCGTGGAGGCGCATTGCGGTGTCGTCATCGGTTACGACGGAAGGATATCGCACCCGCACTACGATCGAGCGGCCGGCGCGCGTGGGTGTCCTGACGTCGGCGCTGACGGGTGGCGTGACCGGCATGTTCGATGAGGTCAACGCGATCGAGCTGGATCTTTATTTCGGAGGCCTGTCTTCGGCGGCAGAGCTCGCGGCGCTGAATGGCGAGAACCGCCTGGCGGTGAAGGCGGAAAACGGCGTCTGGGAGATCATCGGGTTCGTCGATGCCGAGGAAGTCGCGCCGAACCGGTGGCGGCTGACGCGGCTGTTGCGTGCTCTTGCCGGGACCGAGGACGCGATGGGCGCCGGGGCTGCGGTTGGCGCTCCCGTCGTCGTGCTGGACGAGGCGATCGTGCCGCTGGGGTTGTTGCCGGAGGAACGTGGCCGCAGCCTCAACTGGATCGTCGAAAGCCTGGGTCCGGCAGGCGGCCGATCTGGTCCGCATGTCTTTGCCGGTGGGTTGCGTGCCGAGACGCCGCTGGCGCCGGTGCATCTTCGTGCGCAACGAGGGGGGAGCGGTGACCTCGAGATCATATGGAAGCGGCGCAGCCGGCTGGAGGGCGATAGCTGGGACGGCTCGGACATCCCGCTCGATGAGCCGGACGAGCGCTACCGCGTGGAACTGCTGGAGGGGACGGCAGTGAAGCGCACGGCGGAGGTGGCGGAGCCGCTATTCGTATACCCGGCATCGGATGAACTGGCCGACTTCGGCGAACCGCAGGCGAGCCTTTCGCTGAGGGTGAGGCAGCTAGGTCGGGCTGTGCCTCTCGGCATTCCAGCTGAAACCATTGTCCTCGTCGAGGATTAACAAGGGAGCATGAGCATGGATGATACAAAACATTGGTACCGGTCAAAGACCGTCTGGGGCGCATTGATCGCCGTCGCAGCATCCTTGCTGCAGGTCGCCGGACTTCAACTCGGTCCGGAGGTGCAGGCCGATCTCGTTGAACTTATCGTGACTTCAGCCGGCGTTGTCGGAGGACTTCTGGCGATCTATGGCCGGATTGTAGCCGATAGTGGAATCAGGGGAAAATAAGCTGACTTACTTGGCCCTACCAAGCATTCATTTGCCATTCAGCAGCCGTTGGATACATAATCCATCACATGCTTTGCATCTGAATCCTGTCGTACGTTGAGTGGAAAAGGTAGCTATGGCGCGACTGCCGATTATCGCAATACTGGCCGCCGGCATAGCCGCTTCGGTTGGTGTGCAGCCGGACCGTGCCCACGCACTCGACTACCTCGTTTTTGTCGCGGGTGACTGTGGATCGGCAGCGACCCGCGTGGTGCGCGAGACAGGCGGGCAGTTGCTGTCTGCCCAACCCTCGGCTGATGGCCAGACTTGCGTCGTCACCGTCCTGGTGCAGGGCGATGGCAAGCAGCGACCGCGCAAGGTTACCGTCAGGGTTCCCATGTAA